TTGTAAACGTGTTGGCCTGCGTTGATTGCTAATTTGATTGCACTAAACCACATTTAGATTGACCATAGAAATAGCGACCATGTTATCCAAAATGCTATAACCCTTTTATCCATATTTTTAATTGATGTTTTAAATCTGTTGAACCACATCTTTGGCGTGTAACCATATATTATCATGTTGTCTCCTCTTTAAATTTTTTCGTTTTTTACTTCGTTACAAAAATATGTAACGTATAGTTTTTTTTCGTTTGCTTGTTCTTCAAATGATTTTGTAAAATTAGTTATTAATGCAGCACCGCCATTTACACACTCTGACCAACTGTTGTATTCCGTTTGTACAGTTGCAGTGTTGTTACAAAATCCAGTAATTGCAGAACAAATACTAAACGCTAGTATAAATTTCATTTAATGATGTATTTGTAATTATTTAAAGTTGAAATAACCTAGTATTCCAACAATTATTGTTCCTATAGTTAGGATAACTTTAAGTCCACCCTTACCCATAGAAACATCTTGTCTTAACGACTTAATTTCTTTTTTCATTTCTTCTATGCTTTTTAGAATGTTATTCATTCGTTCAGCACAAAGTTTCTCATGGCTTGAAAGCCTAACCCCAGTAGCGACTTCGCTAAACTCTTTAGGTGTTAGAACTTTCTTCCTAGCCATTTAATTATTATAAAACGATTGTATTTGCTTCTTCTTCAGTTAATGCTTCTCCTGCAATTAACTTTGCTTTAGCACTAGCTTTAAGATTTGCTTTAGCTTGTTCTTCAGCATCTTTTTGTGTTTTTTCTGCTTCATTATTTGCTTTCAAAGTTTCTAATTCTGAAACTTCTTCAGAAGTCATATCCTCAATAATTCCATTAGGATTATCAAGTGTAACAGTTATTTTTTTCATATTATTCTCCTTATTTTCTAATTCCATATGCAGTTATTTTCCAATCACAATTACCACCATCTGCATTAAAAAATCTAAATCCTGTAAAAGCATTAGTATTATTTGTCCAAACTGTAGAGCCTGTTCTATGGTAAAGATAACTAGCATCCATTGCTGCACATTCGTATTTGTGCATTTTATAATTACTTGTTCCAAGAGGATTGGAAAGTAAAATAGTAAAATTCAGTTCTGTACTTGTTCTTCCCCAACCTAATCTTCCACCATTATTATCATTACTACCTGCATCAATTTGTAAACTATCATTACTACCACCACTATGTTGTTTATAACCATAAATGCTAGTTTCATAACGATTCGCAGTAAGATTGCCACTACTTTGTATTGGATTAAAAGCAACTTGATGACTATTTGATTTTACTAAAGCACTTCCTATAAAATAATAGTTATGATAATCAGTTGTAAAAATATTACTAAAATTAAGTGTTTGCACATTAGTTGCTTCTGTAGATGCTACTTTAACCATATCGCTAGACATTGTAGTCCAAGATGGATTAGCACCAGAGCCACCAGTCTGTAAAACTTGTCCTGAAGTTCCTGCACCAAGTCTAGCTAGACCAGAGCCATCTCTATATAAAATGTCTCCCTGCGTAGTAATTGTAGTTCCTACATCAGTTCCATTTGTACCATCTGTTCCTTTAGCCGCTAGTTTTGTCCAATAGGAAGCATTAGACGTAGCGTTACCTGTTGAAGCCTGTATACAAATAAAAGTTTCGTTTCCTGACGTTACAATGTCATCAACTACATACGCAGTTCCACCTGAGTAAGCACCTTTGAATACTGGCTTTATTCTTCCTAAATTTACTGTTGCCATTATTTATTTTCCTTATGTGTTATTGTTAATTAAACTGTTACGTTCAGATTGCCTGAAGCATCTACTGTAAACGTCAGTCCTTTTTTTGAAAAGAAACTCTCTGCATATAAATCACTTTGAGTTCCATCGTTATTAGATACAGAAATATTATCTGCACCATTAGTGTGAGTTAGCTGAAGTGTTCCATCTGCTAACTTACTAAATCCATAGTAATCTGTATTACCTAGAGAAGATTGCGTGTCTGTTGCAATCTCTCCAAGTTCAATTTTACCACTACTGATTAAATCTGCTAAATCTCTTGCTCTTGTCATTAGACTATTCTTCTACTGGTGGTGTATAACCAGTTAATGCAGTTGCTTCTGCTTGTGTTAATCCCAAGTCTAATAGCTTTTGATTGCCATTAGCTTTGTTAGTTGCTTCAGCTTGTTCTTCATCAGCTATTGCTTGTTCTGCTAGAGGTATTTGTGCTTCAATATCTGCTAAAGGAATTGGTGTAGTGCCATTTTCCCAAATAATTGAATTTACATCTTCTTCTTGAACACTTAATTGTGCATTTGTATTTAACATTTGCACAGCTTTAATTATTTTATTTTGCATATTTTTTTTCTCCTAATTTTTTAGCTTGCATATTCAGTTATAAACAAAGTTGCGTTACCAAAATAAACTTGGTCACTTCCAGTATTACCTTTAAATTGAACTGTAAAAGTTTGACTTGAAGTAGAATTTGGATGAAAAAATGCTTGCATACATCCAGGCAATTCAGTTGGCTGACAACTTACAGCTTCGGTAGTAGTAATCACCGAGCCTGAAGTAGCTAAATTGTCAGAACCTCTAAAAAAAGTATAAAACGACCTTCTGCTATCTTGATTATTTCCCATTCTTGCAGTTAGTAATAAATGAAATTTACTTGCTGTTGACGCAGGAGTTACAGTTGTAGATAAACCACCACCTGCAGAAGTATATGATGTTGAGGTTGTTGTTCTTAAGGTGTAGTCGTAAGTTACATATCTTGCTAAAAGCAAACCACCACTTGCGTCTGTCCAACTAGGATTTGCACCAGAGCCACCAGTTTGTAAAACTTGACCACTTGTTCCTGCACCAAGTCTTTGTAAACCAGAGCCATTACGATAAAGTAAATCGCCTTGTGTCGTTAATGTTGATGTTAAGTCAGTTCCATTTGTACCATTAGTACCTGCTGAACTCATTATATTCCAGTAAGCTGTTGCGTCACCTACTGCTTGATTTGAATGTGCTTGAATACAAACATAACTATTTCCACCTGATGAAACTACATCATCAACAGCGTAAGATGTCGAACTATTGTAAGCACCCTTCCAGTTAAATTTGATAGCACCCAGATTTATTGTTGCCATATTTGTTTCCTTATATTGTTGATATTAATTCGCCATTACTAATGCTAAATGTAAAACCACTTGCACTAAATAAAACATCATCAAAGTTGGCGAAAGTTGAACTTGAGATATTGTCTGCACCCTGATTAGTCGTTGTAATTATTAACTGACTATCTGAATTTTTGTGAAATCCATAAATTTCTGCTGAAGAAGCATTAGAATATTCTAAAGCATTTCCTGCTTGGTTTACAACTAAAGCTTGACCTGCTGTCCCTAAAGAAGTTAAGCCTGTACCACCTTTTGTTGTAGGTACTGTTGGTAATCTTGCTTCATTAATAGTTCCTGAAGTAATTGCTGAACCTGCAACTGTAGAAATATTAAATGTTCCAAATGCGACAATGTATAAAATATCGCCAACATTTGCTCCTGTTGCTAATACTACTGACGTACCATTGGTTGCTGTGTAATCTGTTGGGTCAAGATGGACACCATTTAGATATACATCAAGGTATAAAGGGTCATACGCTAAAGTATCACCATTAGCATCTGCACCTGTAAATGTTGTTTGGTTTGCAGTTGCTACATATTTTATACGAACAGAAGTTCCGTTAACTGAAGACCCGGCATTTTGAAAACCAGATGCTCCGTAAACTTTTAAAATATTATTTGTAGAATCATACCAGAGGTCACCTGAATTTAGTGAAGATGTTGGGGCGTTAGCTGAAATTCTATAAACTTCTGCAAAGTTATTTACTGAAGCTAAATTAGATACAACTGTAGAAATATTTGAGTTAGCACCTGCAACTGTATTAATATTAGATATATCACTTGCTACTGTGTTTATATTTGTAGCATTAGAATTTACATTATTGATAGCCGTTGCACTTGAATTAACAGTATTAATAGCAGTAGACATTCCTGCAACTGTATTAATATTTGAACTGTTAGAATTTACAGCATTAATATTTGTAGAATTATTGTTTACTGCTGTAACTGCTGTAGAAATTGCTGCAACGCTAGTTACGTCAGAAGCTATCCCCGCAACGCTAGTTACATTTGAAGCTATACTTGCAACGCTATTAATTTCTGTACTATCTCCTGCAACTGTATTGATGTTGCTTGAATTTGAATTTACTGCATTAATATTAGAAGCGTTAGAATTTACAGCATTAACATTTGCAATATTGGTTGCTACTGAATTAACATTTGTAATATCATTTCCAACTAAATTAACATTAGCAATATTAGTAGCTACTGTATCAATCTCCGAACTTGTCTCATTCAAATCATCTGCAACAGTTTCTACTTCTGAAACTGCTTCTGCTAAATCATTAGCTACTGCAATTACTTTTGTAATATCAGTTGCTACTGTATTTACTGAACCAATGTTGGTTGCAACAGTATTAATGTTTGTGGCGTTAGATACTGCTGAATTAATATTTGAAGCATTACTGTTTACTGCATTAATATTTGAAATATTATTATTTACATTAGTTAAAGCTGTTTTGTCTGAAGATGATAGCCAAGTGTTTTCTAAATAATTTTTAGTTACTGCGTCTTGAGCTGACGTTGGGTTAGCAACATTTTTTAATCTTTTGTTTCCTACGTCATATTGAAAGTCTGCGTTATCTAAAGAGATAACATCTGAAGCGTCATCAATAGCTTCTTGTGACATAAAGAATGCTTGAGTACTGTCTGTATCTAAATCGTTTTCAGTAAGAACTGAACCCGCAGCATAATCTGTTAATCTTGAGGTTTGAGAAGTTTTTCTTCTAATTTCTATAGAACTAGAGTTAGCGGGTGCTGAGTCAAATGTTAAAGTACTTCCCGCAGAGTTCAAAGTATAAGATGTAGTAGCGACACCGTTGATAGTAACAATCAAATCTGCCGGGTCTCTATATGAATATGGTATAGAGTAAGCAGTTGTATTGCCATTACCTGTATATCTTACAAATGAATTAGCCATTTATTCTCCTTTTCTTCTTCTAATATGGGGTCTTATTATGTAGGGTTTTTGGGAAGTGTGGAACTTCCTATCTTTTTAATTACGTTTTGAATACCTAAAGCATTCTGAAACAGTAATAATTGTGTTAAATCGTTGTATTGAGACTGTGAAAACTCATAATCTTTGTCCCACATTGACTTAATTGTACCTCTAGTACCTTTAATACCTTTGTTAAATATTAAATCGTATGTTGGGTTACCAGTAATTATGTTTGAGTCTAGTCCAGTAGAACGATAATGAAAGAATGGGTCAGCACCTAATACACCTAATCCACTATCAACAAATGCGGGTAATAATGAAGCAAATGCTGAACGTTGAAAAGATGCCTTTGCAATACTCATATACATTTCACCATCAGTTTTACCAAATTTCTTTTCCATAAACTTTTTTCTATCTCTCTTATTCATTAAGATAGCTTGAGCATTCATTTGAGCTGTATATGCTAATCCAGCAAATACCATTGAAGATAGAAAACCCATTGCTGCTGTCATGTCTCTCATTTTAAAACCATGTAATAAATGTTTACCATAAGCTGTCATCATGAAACCTCTAAACTGAAACATAATTTTACCAAGTGTTGAGTCTGTAAATCCACCAAGAAACATTGTTTCACCAATATCATTTTCTTGAATAGTTCTACGGCCCCATCTGTTAATGGCATAAGCAAAAGTTTCTGCTGCCTCTGCGTCATCCCAGTTGTCTGCGTTTAATCTTCTAATTTTTCTTTTTGTTAATGCACCTTCATCAGTAATAGAATGTTTTTTAATTGCATCTAAAATTCTTTTTTGCATTGTTTCTGAAATACCTAAGTCTTGGTATCTTTGTTTACTTAAAGCTTTTGCTCCGCCAAAGGCCTCATCTACGTATTTCTGTACCATACCTTTTAAAGCAATTCTTTTCATTAATGTGTTAACTAAATTCATACCAGAAATATCTGCTGTAAATCTTCCCACGTGGTCAAGACCTCTTTCTATTTCTGAAATTCTTTTCTTACCTACCCTAGAACCAAACTCATCTGTTTGATTAGCAACTTGATTGATTAATCTTTCACTTCCAAAACCACCAAACAATTCTTCAGCTTCTTTCATAAACTCATCATCAATCTCACCATTTTTCATACGCTTTAATAATTTACGCATTTCAGGTAAATGTTTTATAGTTTGTCTTAATCCTATGTTTGCAGTTAATACACCTATCTCAGCTAACTGAGCAAAACCTACCTGGTTCATAATTCTAGAAAAATTATATTTTCTCATAATTCTTCCAAATGTAGAAAAGTTAGTACTAATATCTTCTAAGGGTTTTCCTATTAAATGGTCAAAGCCACTGTTTAATGCTTTTAATTCATTAATTCTTACTTTGTCATTAGCGTCTACACCCATTTCATCATACTGTTTTTCTATCTGTCTCATCATAGCTTTCCAATCAGACGTAGATTTAAAACCTCTTTGGGCCAAGGCTATTTGACCAGTAATATTGTTAGCGTAATTTAAGAAAAGAACTTCAGCGTCATTTTCTAAAAAATCAGATATTGACATATTACCGTCAGAATAAGTCTCATCTAACTGTACTCTTCTACTTCTAAATAATGTTGATGTGTTTGGTTTACTAGGAAACATTGCTAGTATAATTTCTTCAATAGCACCATCATCTAAATCTGTAGTTTCTTTTAAAATTCTTTGTAAATCTTCAGCTTTAGCAGTGAACAAACTTGCTAAATTGATTTGATTATGTTCATTACCTTTTCTTACAACTCTCATTAAATATTTTGCTAATTTTAAATTTGCTGCATTATCAATACCACCACGCATTGCTCTTGCTAAAAATTCTGCTACAGCAGTTTCACCGTGTTTACCTACCATGTCAGTTAATTTTGCTTTAGAATAAATTCTTGTTAGATAATTTGCATTTTCTATAACTTTATCAGCACCTCTTACTCCAGACGCTTTAGCCATTTCTAACATATCTTTCATTCTATCTGCGTGTGCTTTTGCCATTGCATTTATAGAAGGGCTGTCAACTACTTCACCTCTAATTGCTCTAGCTAACATTTCATTAAATTCATTTCTTTTAGAAATACCTTCAAATCTTAATCTACTGTAATTATTCTCTTTTAAAAAATCATCATAGTGTCTGACCCATTCTCTATAATAAAGCATTCTTTGTCTGTTTAATTCAAATTGTTTCACTTGAGACATTGTTTTAGAACGTACCCAGTTTTTACCTACCTTACCTATAGACTCATATAAAATTTCAGACACACCTCTTACTAATTTGTTTGCAGACATATCTGTTACACCCGCTCTATCTAATCTAAAGAAACTCCAGAAACCTTCACCCATAAAAGCTTTTGATGTTTCTTCTGAGTCTAATAATTGTTTTGCCATATATTTACTGTAGACAAAACTTTTAGCGTCCATCTCACTGTCACCAGTGTGTTTTAATGTTGCGTCTTCTATTTTACATTCAGCCATTTAATTCCTTTATTTACATTTGTAGACTTTACCGTCTTTAGTAATGATATATTCATCCTTACCGTCTGGCATTCTAATTTCTATATTACCGTCTGCTCTAAGAGTTGTTCTTTCAACTAAAGTTAAATCATACTCATTAGCAATCTTGTCAAAATTATCTTGTTCAGTTCTATTTAATTGTTCATATCTTTTGTTACCTTTGGTTGTAAATTCTAAACCACTTTCGACAACATCTTGTCCTTCTTTTACTTTTACAAAATCATCTACTGCTTTAATCATTGCAGCTTCATCATCATCAATTCTATTAGTTGCTCTAAGACTTCTTAAAGTTCCACCTAAAACAAAACCTGCACCCGCAGCAATCAAAACTTCTCTTACACCTAGTGTTGGGTTTTGACTTGCTAACGTCATTTCAATCATAGCATTAGTTGACCCTGCCGCTAATCCACCTCTAACTATTCTTGTAAGTCTTGAAGCTTTGTTCATAATAATTGCGGGAGCCATTACACCGTCTGTTGCGATTGCTAGTGTCCAAGCTGCGGGGTCTAATATTGCCGCTAACAATCTAGCTGTTACACCTGTAACCATTCCTTTAGCATTTATAATTGCTGTCTTTTCTTGTACATCTAAAATTTTAGCTTTAGTTCTTCTTAATACTGGAAGAGAATCTGTTATTTCAAAAGCATCTAAAAATTCTGGGTTAACACCTTTTTTTAATTCATCCCAAGTTTCTTTATCTGGGACAATGTCATTAATTTCAAAATTATAATTCGGTCTTAAATCCTCACCATTACCATATTTTGTTAACCATGATGTCATCCATTCCTGGTCTATTGCTGCACCTGCTATTTGACCATAAGAAGTGTTGTCTGCAATAGCGTCATTAATTTCTTTGTTTTTCTTATCAAGATTAAACTGTTCTTGTTCTGATAATGGTTGGGGAATACTTCCTAGAGGTTCTAGAAATTGTGGGTTCTCATGTCCTTCTAAATAATTAGTTTCTTCTATTTCTTTATTTTGTTTGTCAATTTTCTTTTTAATCTCATCTGCATTATTTAAAATAAATTGTTCTTCGTTATTTCTAAATGCTTGTATTGAGTCCCATTTAGGGTCTTTTAATTCATCAAACTTTTCACCTAGTAAGTCATCATCTTTAGATAAATCAAAAGTTTCTATAGGTTGTTTTGTAACTTCTTCTACTGTGTCTACGGTGTTTTCTACTATATTATTTACATCATCTGATGTTGCGGGAAAACTTTCAAGCACTTGATTAAAAGCACTTTGAGCTTCCTCACTCATGTAACTTGTTATTTTATCAGTTTTTTTTAGCGAAGCAGAGTGCATAGCTGCACTTGTATTAACGACAAAAGGCTCACCGTTATCATAAGAATATGTAACAGCAGTTTTCTTACCGTCTACTATAGAGTCTCCTGTACTAAAATCTGTAATTTGACTAAATCCTAAATCTTGTGCTGCCGTGTTATAATTTCTAATTCTTCTATTAACTAAACCTGTCATTACACCATTTTCACCAGTAGTGGGGTCGTTAGCTGAAATTATATCTAAAGTGTTTTTTAATGCAGACTCATAATTTCCATTTATTAAATCTGATTTAAAACCATTAAACAATTTTCCAGAATTATAATATTGGTCTGAAGCTACTACTTTCATAGAATTAGGTAAATTATTCCAAGTGTCTTCACCTATGTCAGCTTTCATTTTATCAATATTGTATAAAACTATTTGTTTTGCTAAATCTTTATCTGACATCTCATCAGCATTTAATTCACTAAAATTTAAAAACTTTTTTAGTCCATCGCTAATATGTGTTATGCCATATCCTCTTGTTCCTTTACCCCCTTCTAAAGCTACTTTTCTTCCTTCTGTACCTTCGTCTTCGGCAAGTATTTCTAGAAAATTATCTATCCATTCTTCATTCATATATTAATCTAATCCCATTAGTACGTTTCCAAAGTTTCCTTCAAAATCCGCTTCTATTATTTTTAATATTCCATCGTTTCTTTCTTTTAATACTTTGTTCCAATCTGCGTTTTGAACCATAGTAGCTAACTCACCTTTGTTACCAATTACATCTCCGTAACTAAAAGCAAACGCTCTACCATTTACTTGTATTGGGGCCATTGTATCTCTAGCCATAACTACAAATTGATTTCCATAAAAAGGTGCTAAAACTAAATCGGCAGCTTCGTACATTCCGTTAGTTGTTTTAGCTACTTCGTTAGAAATAAACTGTGAACGTTTAGTTAATTCTTTTGCATTAGCAGGATTACCATTAGGCATATTACGTCTGTTCCAAAGCATACCGTCAACTTGTACATATGATTTTGCAACTAGTTCTATAGCTTTATCCCTTGCAACAGCTTCATTAACTCCTGTTAATTTAAATATTCTTGTTAATCTTATTGCTTCCTGAACTTGCATAGTGACATCTGCATTCTCACCAAACCAAGGTGAAAACGCTGACTCTAATTCCGATAGAGTAGCTTCTGGGTCTTTATCAAATTCTTTATATTGTTCTGGAGAGTTTATAATCTGCCACATTTTAGCAACAGCTTGGTTAGTATCAAGTCCAGAAATTTGTTCTAAGGTATTAACACCTTCATAAAATACTTCTGCTTTACCAGA